GTAATTCTGATCACAGATGTCAGTGAAGATGCTTCAAAGCATATCACTGTCGCAGATTTCCTTTCATCAACTTCGGAAATAGGGTCATTCGTTTTCGATAGTGCAAACATCAGTACAAACCAAAACGTCGGTATGACCATCTCGCCAGACGTAACATTTGGCGGCGACCTCACTATCTCATCTCTTTTGAGTGCAGGTACTGGACCGTTCAATCTAAGTAGTGCTAGCAGCATCAATTTCACTGCCTCCGATGCAGTAACTGCACAAGGGATTCCGCTTCCTTCGGTTGGCGGTCGTTTGGAGCTCGGCGCTTCTCCTGTATGGTACGGATCTACAGGCGTTACAATTTCAAAACAGTCAGACTTCAGTTACCGTGTATCATTCGCTAGTTCGTTCCCGTCGGCAGACGATTACAGCATTATGGCGACTCTGAACTTTCCAGGAGCATGTGAATGGTATGTCGAATCTAAAACAGCAGGTTACTTTGATATCAATGTTTCTCGCGCAGGAAGTGGCAACGCACTAACATCTGGTGAATTTTCAATCGTAATCTACGAATTCTAATCCAAGGGGGTGAACCGTGGAAAAAGAATATGTAGTAATTGTCCACAAGGGAGTGGACCTAGCAGCGTTTGACGCAGATCTTGCCGCATCGACTGGGGATTCTCCAATTCCTAATCGTTCCGTTCAAGTTGCTGATCCTCGTGAAGGATCAAAGCGTATGACGCATTGGATGTTGACAGACGAAGAAGCGAAAACTTTAGAGTCAGATCAACGGGTTTATGCTGTGGAAATTCCGCCGCACCTTCGCGACAACGTTGAGTTTGTACTTGACGCACGTCTTAAGAAAGGTGGTCGTTTTAAGCGCGGTGGAGCTAAAACAGCAAACGATGTTAACTGGGGTTTAGTTCGATCAAATGCTAAGGCGAACGTTTTCTATGGCGCAGAATCTGTAATCTCTGCTGCAGAAAATGATTATCTTTATGCGTTAGATGGCGCCGGAGTCGATGTTGTAATTCAGGATACTGGTATTCAAGCAGATCACCCTGAATGGCAAGATCGAACTGGTAACTCTCGCTTACAGCAAATCGACTGGTATGCCGAAAGTGGTATCTCAGGAACACAACATGCAGATCATTACACTGATCATGATGGTCACGGAACTCACGTTGCAGGTGTAATCGCTGGTAAAACTTACGGTTGGGCAAAGGGCGCGAACATCTATGCGCAAAAACTGTCAGCGTTTGGTGGTTCGGGCGGTATTGATCTCGGAACAAGTCCATCAACTGCGTTCGATATGATTCGTTTGTGGCACAATAATAAAACGAACGGTCGTCCGACTGTTGTCAACATGAGTTGGGGTCTTCGTTTTAAAACGAACGGTAATCCAGTTTCTGGTTTCCACCGTGGTTCTTCATGGTCATTTACAGGACAATCAGACAACACTCTTTGGTCGGCTTATGGTATTGTCGGCGATTTCGATGACGGGTATCGCTATCTGCCTATGCAGTCTGCAGCATATGATGTTGAGATTGAAGAAATGATCGAAGCAGGAATCCATGTCTGTATTTCTGCCGGTAATAGTTATTACAAAGCAGACGTTCCTGGTGGTGTTGATTATAATAACTATGTTGTAATGCCAATTACCACGAATGGAGTTGTTTCAAATGAGACGATAAGACACCATCGTCCAGCATCGCCATATCATGAGAATGCATACTTTGTAGGTAATATCTCAAGTTCTCCTAGGATCTCTAGTCGTAAAGATGATGCTGCAGAGATAAGTAGTGTTCGTGGTCCTGCCGTAAATGTTTGGGCACCTGGAACTGATATTATGAGTGCTTCTGCTTCTAGTGCTTCTGGTAGCGAAGTATTCAACTATCCTGATAATTCGAACTTTAAAATTCAAAGCATGACAGGTACAAGTCAGGCATCCCCGCAGGTTGCGGGTGTATTGGCACTTCACCTTCAGAGTCAACCGTACATTTCTCCTGCAAAATTAATGAGAAAGGTAGTTGACGATGCTGTTGAGGGTATCATTGAAGATTCGAATCATCAATATATTACTGTGACTGGTAGTTTGCTTGATGGTCCAAATATATTCTTGCGCAGTCGTTATGGTGTTGCCAATCCATTTAGTGTTGCTGTTCCGCAACAAGGTGGGTCTGGCGGATCTGGTGTTGGTTCAGAAACAGGAAGCGGTGGTGTAAATCTTGATCCAGATACTGGGGAAGCGATAACTGAATTTGGAACTCAGTCTGGATTCTTGTTCTTCACTCAGTCGGGAGAAGAGATAGTTATTCAATAAGGGTCGTTTTGTATAAGTATAAATAGATGAGAATCGTTTATACCAATGGAGTGCTTCAATGGCATCACCAAATTCAAGACAAACATTTATTGATTACTGCCTGAGAAAACTTGGCGAGCCAGTGATCGAGGTCAACGTTGACCCTGATCAGATAGAAGATAAAGTTGATGATGCGTTGCAGAAGTATCGCGAGTTTCATAGCGATGCTACTGTGCGCATCTTTTTAAAACATGAAATGACTGCTGACGATATCGCTAACAAGTATGTTCCGATATCCGATGATATTCTATATCTGACTCGCATTTTCCCACTCAGTCCAACTTACGCCAACGTCAATATGTTTGATATTCGTTATCAAATGATGTTGAATAGTCTGGGCGACTTCATGAACTTTGCTGGTGGGATGTCCTATTACTATCAGTTAGAACAGTATCTCGATTTTCTCGATATGCTGTTAGATGGCACACCTATTACTACATTCTCTCGTAAACAGGGTCGTCTCTACATTCACGGTAATATTGAAGACCGTGATATTTCTGAAGGTCAATTCCTTATCGCAGAAGCGTTTCAAATCGTCAATGAGAACGATCATACTGCAGTGTGGAATGATATCTGGTTAAAAGAATATGCTACAGCATTGATCAAACAGCAGTGGGGAATGAACCTGATTAAATTTGAGGGGATGCAACTTCCTGGCGGTGTTACGCTGAACGGTCGTCAAATACTCGAAGACGCAAACAGTGAAATTGAAAGACTCGACGAGAAGATTCGTAATGAATACGAACTGCCTGTCGACTTCTTTATGGGATAATTTATGAGCACGAATCCTTATTTCTCACAAGGTACTCGTAGTGAACAACTTCTCTACGAAGACATAATCATTGAATCGCTCAAGATGTATGGGCAGGATGTCTATTACATTCCACGTGAGATTGTAGATCGCGACCGAATCTTTGTTGATGACTCAGTGTCGAGATTCGATAACGCATATAAAATTGAGATGTACATTGAGAATACGGAAGGGTTTGATGGCGAAGGCGATCTGTTCACCAAGTTCGGTGTTGAGATCAGAGACGCTGCTACGTTCGTTGTAGCGAAACGCCGATGGAATACGACTGTCGCCTATCACGAGCAGACAGAAACGGAATCATTCGCGCGCCCACGCGAGGGTGATCTGATCTATCTTACATTATCAAACTCTATATTTGAGATCACACGTTGCGAAACACAGCAACCCTTCTTTCAGTTAAAAAATTTACCAGTATTTAAACTACGATGCGAACTGTTCGAGTACAATAAAGAAGATTTCGATACAGGTATTGAGGAACTGGATGATATAAATGACGGGGATTCCGCCAACAGTTTGCCAGTCGAAGCGCAGAATAATGATTTCGACGAGGTTGGCGATTCGTTCATTGACTTCAGTGAAAGTAATCCATTCGGAGACCCCTCTTAATGTTCGGTCCACACTTCTATAATCAAAGAATAAGAAAGGCAGTTGCTGTATTCGGTGCATTGTTCAACGATATTCATATTATTCGTAAAAATAGTTCCGGTAATATTTTGAGTCAAACCAAAGTGCCACTGTCATATGGTCCACGTAGAGACTTCTTGGCACGTATTGATCAGATGAATAGTGCCGGAACTGACGAACGTCAGGTTGCTATCAAGTTGCCTCGTATGTCATTTGAGATTGTAGCAATGATGTATGATGCGTCTCGTCAACTTCCAAAGATGAATTATTGTAGAAAGGGATCGTCTGTAGAAGACGAAGGCACTAGACTTTACAGTCCCTCGCCTTATAACATATCGTTTCAACTGAGCATCTATGCGAAGTCACAGGACGATGCGCTACAGGTCGTTGAGCAAATATTACCTTACTTCACGCCACACTATACTCTCACTGTAAATCCACTAGATGATTTTGATGAGGTCAAAGAAGACACTCCAATTTCATTAGTCGGAGTCACTTTCTCTGATGATTACGAAGCACTCATTGAAGCGCGTAGGACTATCATCTACACTCTGGATTTCGAGATGAAGATCAACCTATATAAGAATACTTCGATTTCTGCTCCGATTATTACGCAGTATGATGTCGACACACTTAATTTAGACGGTTCAGAAATTTTTAGCAGTATTCAAGATAGTGCTGATGTTGAATAATTAATTCGTATAAATAAGTACAAAATCGTTAGATTATGAGGAACTAAAATGCCAGGAATTAAAACGAGCGATTTGACAAAACATCTCGGTTCGCCAGCAGACTCTGATGTTATTGCGTTTGTTGATGTAAGTCAAAGTCGTTCAAAGAAGATTAGTGTTTCTGATTTATTCTTGGCGGCACCAAGACAAGATTGGTTAGATTCTGATTCGATCGTTTCATTAATTGATAGCGATCATATTAATTCTAGGGTTAATGAAGTTCCTCTTAATATTGACAAAATTAATACCCAGTCGGGTCTTTTTGTAAATATTGACCCTTCTGACGGCGGTTTGATTTCTCACGATATTATTGGTTCTACGTCATATCAATATGACTCCACATGGACAGAAGGCGCAAGTGTATTATTACATCTTCATGGTGGCACCAATCAGGTTTTATGGCCTGCCACTTATTGGATTGGAGGTTCCGTTCCGGATTTGAGTGACGCGAGCGGAAAACATATCATAAAACTTTGGAAACTAAATTCTGATGTATATGGTGATTATCAGGGTCTTGCTACCCTAGTACAGTCGTCAATTGACAGTGCATAATGCTGTCATAAAAAAATAAAAAAATTCATATTTTAGGAGAAATCTAAAATGGCAATCAAATTTACAGATCTTCCACAACTTTCCGGATCACCTGCTGCAGACGATATCGTTGCAATCGTTGACGTCAGCGAAGACGTTTCCAAGAAACTTACTATTTCCGACCTCGTTTCAATTGCGGTTGATGAAGTAGGCATTGACTCTGCAACTGCTATCTCGGTTATCACGGGTTCAGACCTTGACATGGGCGGTAACAAAGTCCTATTCGGTAACGTCTACACAAGCGAATCTGACCTTCCGAGCGCTTCTGCATACCACGGTATGTTCGCACACGTTCATTCTACTGGCGCTGCATATTTTGCACATGCTGGTGCTTGGGTCAAGTTATCCAACTTTAGCGATAATCCAGTCTTTGGCGGCACTGTAACTGCCAAAAACTTTATTGAAGATGTTGACTCAGTGTCAGGAACTTCAATCTCGGTTGATCCAACAAATGGCAGTCTTGTGACTCATACTCTTTCTGGTACCACTACATATACGTATGCTGCTGGATGGAGTGAAGGCGAAAGTCTGACACTACATATCGTCAGCAACGGCAATACTGTTAACTGGCCAACAACTAAGTGGGTTGGTGGTG